GACTCCATGTCGGTGAATCCCGACTCGACCACGAGGCCGGATTGGGAAATCAAAGCCGAGGCCGAGTTGAATTTCGCCAGCATGTCCTTGTTGACCGATCCCTTGGCGCCCGCGATGCGGAAGACGCCGACATTAAAGCCCGCCAAGTGCGAGACCATGCGAGCGAGGACTTGGGTGGCCGGCATCTCGAGGCTGAAGACCGCCACCTTTTTGCCAGCGAGGACCGCCTGCACTGCCATCTGGAGGAGCAGGATCGACTTACCGCCCGAGGTCGGCGCGCCGATCGTCAGGAGTTCACCCCGCTTGACGCCGCCATTCGTCCAGCGGTCCAGACGATCGATGCCGGTGCCAAATGCCTCCGCAGGCGTGTGGTTTTCGAGTTCCTCCGTCAGTTTGAGCAGGAGGTCTTTGGTCGAAACCCTCGGGCGGTCCACCATCATCGCTGCTTCGGAGAGAGCCAGCGACACGCCGGCAATGTCTCCCTCCTGGCGAAGAAAAGCCCCCTCGGCCTCACGCACCGCCGACAATGCCCGGCGATACCTTGCCGCGTCCATCAGTGCGCTCCGGTGCCATGCCGCCGTTTTGGCGTCGCCGGTTGGCATGAAGTCCATCAGCTCGGTGAAGCCGTGCATCCCACCGACCGCGTCGAGTTGGCCCTTGGCTTCGAGCCGCGACTGCACCGCGAACGGGTCGGTCGCCATGCCGGTCTCGGCGAGTTCCTTCGCCGTGGTCAAAATGATTTTGTGCGCCTCCGAAAAAAACAACTCCTCGGGCCAGGACATGACTCTCAGGCATTCGAAGTTTTGCAGGATGCAGGAGATCGCGGCCTTCTCGGCGGTTTCGTTGAGTGGGACGCTTGGGAGCATCTGGATAATCTTGGGGAGTGTTGTCATACGCAGGTAGGGAGGAAGCGGTCGCAAGACCGCTCTTTATTCTTCTCTTCTCTAGTCCCGTTTTTGTCCTTCTCGGATCGGGACATTTTCGGGACATAATCGGGACGCCGTTGCTTGGCCTTGTTCGCCGCGTTAAGTGCTCGCTCCTTAGCGCTTTGGCTTATGTGCCTGTCAAAGTTTACGAAGGTCATTTCCGTGTCTTTGATCTTCAACCAGCCCGCTTCGACCATACTTTGCGCGAAGCGTTCGTGACCCCCGATCGTGTTCAAATGTGGCATCGCCGCGATGTGTGTCCTTCCGCCAGCGGGACAATTTCGGGACGCCCAGGCCCATACCTTCACGAGCCTGCCGACCACTAAATCCGGGTCCATTTCGCAGGTCGCCGCGATCTGGAGCACCTCCGGCTTTTCAGCCACATGGTGCTCGATTTTCAGCCATTCTCCGGCCATTTAGTTTGTCTCCTTCATGAGTTTGTTCTGTTCCCAGCGTTTCACCCGGCGCTCAAAGCTCTGCCACCGGATGTATTCCAACTCCCCCATGGCCCCATCGCGGTGCAGGAGGTCGGCAAACCAACCGCCCTGCGCGGCCATTCCCCACCCGCTGGTGTGGATGTGATGGCGGGATTCCAAAACCTCCCTCGGCCAATCACGGAGGCGCTTGCGCCAATAGCGGTGAAGGCGTTCATTCGGGAGGGTTCCAAATAGGTCTAGCTGAGTCATTTCTTTCCCTTCATAGTGTTCTGATTCCGCTCGATGTATTTCCGCACGCGCTCCATGTCGGCCTCCGCCACCGCCTGTTCTGCTAGTGAGTAGGTGTGCCGGTAGTTCGGCAGCGGCTCCGCCCGTTGAATGCGCGGCCCGATCGGGCAGTCGTTCAAGCAAATGGAGAGGCGGAGGGAGAGGTCTTGGGTCATGGGAGGTCCGCGAGTTCGATTTTCTGGATTTCTTCAAAGAGGGACTGGAACTCAAATATCCCAGCGAGTTTGCTGTATTTGACGGTGAAAGCCCGAAGCTCGCTTTTAGCCGCGTCGATCACCTGCCGCTTTGCCTCCTCGTCTGTCATGATTTGCGTGATAAACATGAAGTTACCTCGCTTTGAGTTGTCGATTGTGCCGTCGGTTTCCAACCGCTTTACTGGGTAGAATGCACGCACCGTGACCGGACGCTGATCGCCACTCTCTATCGTAACGCGCACCCTGCGGATCAGTTCATAGGCTTGGGCTTCACGCCAACGCCTTGCGGCCTCTGTGTTGTCCCAGGTAAAGTATCCATGAAGGGTGCTCCTCGGGTCTTTAGCTTCTTCAAGCAAGGTGGATGGATTCAGACCAGCCCTGCGGTTTGCGATAACTTCCAATGTCTTTCGCAGTTCGTCGTTTCGGGATTCGATGTCCGTTGATTTTTCAATTAATGTGTTCATTTGTTATGTTTTCTGTGTGAGCTATTTGATACCCCGCTCTCTCACTCGCGGTGTGTGTCGTGCCTGCGATGCCAAGCCACGCCATGCCCTGCCGGGCCGCGCCACGCCTCGCCTGCGATGCCATGCCGTGCCTTGCCTCGCCGTGGCGCGCCTGGCCTCGCCTGCGATGCCTCGCCGTGCCGTGCCATGCCGCGCCTCGCCTGCGATGCCTCGCCGGGCCAAGCCGCGCCTAGCCTGCGTAGAGGTGCAAACGCATCCCACGGAATGCGCTGCGGGTTGTATTGTCGCCGTGGCGAAATTCATCCTATTCGTTAGCCAAGGTGAATGTTCCCCAGCCCATGCCGCCCGAGTTTTTGCTGTCGGGACGCCCTTCACCGATACCGACTTGCTGCCCTACTCTCTGGAGCAGGTTTGCAACATCGGTGGATGTAAATTGGTCTGAATCGTAGCTGATATTAATGTCAGCCGACCAAGGCCAGAATTTAGCGCGCACCCGGATGTCGCAGACGCCGGTTGCATTTCGAGCGTGCATGATATGAGGCTCAGAAACCCCGTTGATCTTAATGAGCGGGACAGCATCAATCTTATCAAATCCATCGCCTTCCACAAAGATTGAGAGCTTTGCAAGGGTCATTTTAAACCCTACCAATCGACAGGCTGATATAAGTCCGTTTCGGAATGCGCCCGCTGGTATGCCTTCCCATCCCTCGCTGCTGACATGCTTTGCCGCAACGAAATCCGCATCAAAGTCCCGAGCTTCCTTGGCTTTCTTTTTATTGGCTTGGCTTCCTAGCTTGTGCTTTTCAATCATGGTATTGATTGCTTTTTCGCTGAACCGAAGCTGGATATATGGCGCCGTGCCTTGAATCTTAAATCGTGCCTTGACGATGTTTGGCGCTTTGATTGTTACATTTTCAGTTGTTGGTTTCACTCTATTATTTCCTTTTGTTGTTTGGTTTAGGTTGTTGCGCGTATCCGTCGCGCCCCGGATGTTTGAATCAGAACGGAATCTCGTCCGTTTCTTTTGCTGGTTTGGCCTTCGGCGCGGGGGCCGAGGATTTGGGTGACATCCAGCGCTCGAGGGTGTTAAAGCGATGGCCGGAGTCGGCACCCTCCTCCTCGCCAAGAACGACCGTGGCCGTCTTGCCGATGAAATCCTCGGGCTGCACATCGATGTCCTCCCCTGGGATCACGGCGAACCCGCAGGCTTCGCGCACTTGGTCAATCTTCCACCCCGCTTTTTCGGTGAAGGTCAGGTGCTCATGGACTTCCGGCCCCTTCGCGCCCTCGCCGATCTCGACGCGGCAGATGAGTTTGATCATCGGGTTTCCGGCCTTGGAGAGCTTCTCCATGGCGTTGACGATTTCGACTTTGTAGGTTCCCGGCTCCACGAAATAGACGGGTTTCGGTTCGGATTGTTTGTAGGTAGGCATGTTATTTTTTGTTTTTGATTTGGCGCAGGGTGTTTATCGGTGCCCCTGCCTTCACCGCGGATTCATCCACTTCGACACCGGCGTCGGCGCAGAACTGGCGAAATTTGTCGGCGCTCATTTTCCCGCCGAGGGCGAGGATGAGCGTCTCTTTTGAAACATTGGCGGAGGCCCGTGCGATGGCATCGGCCTCGACGAACTGACGGCCTGCGCCGGTCGTGACCTTCCAGCCGGGGATGTCCTCGCCGGCGGCGAGGCGTTCTTTCAGAGCATCGAGGACTGGCTCGGCGATCTGCTTTTCCGCCAGCTTCCAGTTCGCGGCGAAGGCGGATAGCTCGACCGGATTGGCGAGGATTTGGTCGCGGATGTCGGAGAGTGCGAGGTCGGACTTGACCAACGCCAGCGCCTCGGAGGATTGACGCACCAAGGCTCGGCAGGAATTGGCATGAGCGCACCAGCCGCAATACTCATTCGGCGTCGGCTCCGCCAACCGGCTGCTGGCGTTTGCGATCACCGCCGAAACGGTCGCCTCGGCTTGCTCCCTCGTGAAGGTGTAAGTCCGCCTAACTCTCTGATCGACATAAACGACATGAGCCGTCCATGAGTCGGCGAAATGCTCGTGCATGCAGGCCAAACAATAGGCCGCAAGTTGCTCCCTATAATTTCTGACTTGGCCCGTTTTTACATCCGCCACCCATTGAGCGCGAACGCAAACCGCGTCGGCTGTTCCGGGTTTGGAAAGGCCCGGCACCTCCATGCCGAGATATTCTTCGCGGGTCTCGACATGGTAGCCGCCCGACAGGGTGCGGAGTTCGTCCACGCCCCACCGCGCCACTGCCTGATCCTCGGCGGCGAGGCCGTCGTAGGTCGTGGGATCATCAACCAAAAGCTCGCGGATCGCCTTGTCTAGCAGAGTGCCACGCTCCGCTGCTGGGCTGGTGCCGGGTGCGCCCGTAAACAGGGCGCACTCGGCGAGCTTCGGCAGGGAACTCGGAGAGATTTCCTTGATCATGCCGCCACCTCCATTTGGGCTTTGGCTTTAGCCACTAGGGCGGCAGGCCGCGCTACGATCTGCTGGCGCAGTTTCTCACTGGCATCTCGCCATGTCTGGCCCTCTTGGATGGATCCGTTGCTGACGAGGAAAAGGTTGACGACTTCCTCGTTGTCCTCGAGGACGGCCACCGACTCCCGGCCAATGATCTCCACGACAGGCGCCGAGGTTTTGGGTGCAGGTTTCCCAAAAACATGCGCCACGGATTCCCATTCCATCGGCAGCTCCTCGGCGAGGCCCGAGCGGGTCTTGGCGTCGTAGGCTGCCGAGTGGGTTGTGTAGATCACCCGCTCCTTGCCCCCCACCCCTTTGGCTTTACCGCCCTCCTGCGAGACGGCCTTGGTCTTGAACCGGAAAAACCAAAGCTCGTCAGCCCACTCTTTGACCAGCGGACTGGACTGCTTAGAGAGTTTTAACTCGTAACGGTCGTATGCGGCCAAGATGTCCGGCGGCTCCGTGCGCTGGACCTTGGAGTGCGCCAGGACAACCACATGTTTGCCGGCATCGATGAGCATATCGAGAGCGGTCAAAAACCGGCTGACCTTTTCCGCCGCCATCACCCACCCCTTGCCGAATCCGAAATCCTCGACGCTCTGCTTCTTGCTCGTGGCGAGGAGGTCTTCAACCGCCAACCGCTCCGCCCAGTCTGCCGAGTCGATCACGATCGTCTCGTAGTCCGTCCGGCTGGCCTCGTTGATGCACTCGCCGAGTTCCTTCCAACTCGAGACTGCGACGCGGTCCACGGCGAGGTGGTTGCTACCGCCCTCAATGTCGAGGAACAAGGGAGAAGGGAACTTGCTGGCGAAAGTCGTCTTGCCGACGCTTTCAACCCCGTAAATGACCACCCGCTGTGGCCGCTGTTGTTTTCCTTTTACAATTTTCATCACTCTTTTGTTTGTTTGTTGTTGGTCAGCGTTTTTTGGGATGCGCTGCCCCCCTTGGCCCCTGCGTCCCCCTTGGGGACTAGCGAGGCAAAATCATTCTCGTGACGGACTCACGGCGGCCGCTTGCCAAAGCAGTTCGAGGGTTGCCCATTCGCAGTGCGTGAAGCATTCGGA